GCCTTCGCACTTCCCTCTGCCACATAAGCCATGCCAACAGAGTTGTTGCCACTGCTATCCTTCAGGGTATCTACTCTTAGTTCGCTTGCCATTATGCTAGGTCTCCCATAACAGAAATGCTTAGTCCAGTATCGTCACTAGCACTATTGCTTATAGTAAAATTAGCAATATCAAACCCTGTAGTTGCAGGATTAGCACTGTCTCCTTTTAACCCCATAGCCCTGTTACCGCCACCGCCACGTTCACCACTCATACCAATAGTTGCGTAGTTTACATTGTTCATATTGTTGGTAAATACCCACCTAGTTTGGCCTGTACCTAAATCTGATAAAGAAGAAAAGTTAAAATCATCGTAAACACTATGTGTTCCGCTTTGTTCAAATGCCGCCCACGCTTTTACTGTCCCCTGCTGTAACTGCATAGTCGCAGAGCCACCCTCGCTGGTAATCGTAATGTTGCCAGCCGCTGTGTTACCTCTTAGGTCATCTACCTTTAATATGCTAGCCATTATGCGAGGTCTCCGTGTGCTACAAAACTGTTTTCATCTCTGTCTCTAGCAGACGTATTACTTTCATCTGTTGCAAGGTCTACGTCAGAAGTTGTAACAGCGTCAAAATCAGATAAATTGTAATATGAACGTCTTGTATTCAACCCTGATACGGCTGGCCTTGAAGAAAAGCTGTTTGTGAAGGCCACGTTAAATCTGCCAGTAGATGAGTCCGTAATACTACTTGTTCCAAAGCTAGAGTCAGTAACGTTGTTTGTTTGGTCATACAGTCCCCAAACTTTTGCCGCACTCTGCTTAGTCAACGCAACAGGTGACGTACCATCCTTTGCCGCAATCTCATCTACGTTTAGTACACTGGTCATACGATGCTCCAATAACCGTTAACAGTCACGGTTGCGTTCTGTGTGATTGGTCCAGCCGATACGCCATTCTCATCTGCGTCAATCGTAATGTTCGCAGAGATAGTCTGACCATTCAAACGGATGATGCTGTCATTTCCCTTGAACGGGTAACGTGTATCTGATTCAGTCTTGGTGTACGAGTTGGCAATGGAGAACGTATCATACGATACCATCTCAACTATGTCATTCAGACTTGCCCCTGTGACCAGTACAACACTTGTGCCTGTTGTGGCAGCATAGTCAGTACCCGGCTTGAGTAGGACACCGTTCTGGTACACGTCCATGTACAAGCTGTCCTGATAGGTCAGTGTCTTGGCATCGCTGTCAGAGCCAGTGAAGCTGGTTTGCCCGGCAGTTGCCTGATAGACAAAGCGGTTGCGAACACCTACGGATGGGGATTTACCTATGTATGCCATTATGCGAGGTCTCCGTGAATTGTATAACTTCTAGCGTCACAATCAGCGTGTGCTGTGGTTGCATCGCTATGACACAAAGCAACACACCTAGAGGTATTTCGTATGGTTGAAGTATGCAATTCTTGCATCAGCGCAATAAAAGATTCGTCTCTTGGAGTAAAAGAATGAGCAAAATCGTCATCAGCCATATTATTGGTAAAGTTAGCGGATACCAGACCTGTAGCAAGGTCGCCCAAGCTAGATACGTTAAAACTTCCGCTACCTGAAATAACAGGAGTACCTTCGCCATCTATATGACACCAGCTTTTTGCAATACCCTGCTGGATAGAGGTGGTTACAGCACCGCCCTCAGACGTAGCTGTTAGGCTTGCACCCAAGCCATCATTTACAATCTGTGTCAGTGCCATAACCTATCTCCTTATGCGTATGGGCTATCGCCAAGTACGCTTGTATCCCAAGCCGCTTTCAATGCCGCAATATCAGATGCAGATGAAATAGCTGAGTCTGCTGGTGCATCACGAAGGGCATCCTTTGCAGTAGCAATAGCAGTTGTGCTAGTACCAGCTTCCAGTGCCTTCATCAGTTCCACGTCCTTTGCTTCAAGCAATGGCCCACGTACTTCACGGATTTTGTCCTTGAAGATTTCTTTTGCAGCGTCCATATCTTCAGTGATGACACTGCCACTTAATGACCATGCACCACGAAAGTGACGGTCAGAAGGAACGGTAGCTGTAGAAGCATCAATCTGATTCCCGTCCTTGTCTACGATGTATGTTGTTGCCATTAGGTATCTCCCTCTTAGGCTGCTAAATCAGTGACGGTTAGTTCTTCAGTTATCTTCCAAGCATTGCGCCACTCCCTAGTGCTTGGTAACTGTTCCTTGCGGCAAATAACCATCTTGGGTTTGTTGCCAGTATCCCAGTTCTGCCACACATGCTGTGGGCAGTCTTTCATAATTAGGTACTCAATAGCTTCTTCTTCAGTCATAGCCTCTACTGGCTGTGTCTCATGAAGCAAGTAGCCACGGGTATGCTTCTTGAAATCTTCCTGTGCTTCGTCTTTGGCAAGTTCGTGATACACCCACACAGGCGGTAAGATGCCACCCTGCAGTGCTGCCGCCATCCAGTTAGGGTCAGGCACAAGTATCTTAGCGCACTCATCAATGCTGTCCTCATACACTACACGGTAGTCTGACTGATAGCCTTCTAAATTTTCTTTAGCCCAGCACAGTCTATCCCAGAGATGTGTGCCTTGAAATGATGGTGTTTGCATTATGCTAGGTCTCCAAATATTTGAGTGCAAATAGTATCTCTGTCAGAAAACCCAGAAACATAATCCCACACAATAACTCTGTGAGTGCTAGAGGTGTAATCTTGCACACCCATTGCTCTTTTTTCTCCAGCATTGTAGCTACTGCCGACAGAATAGTTGCTATCACTTAAAGCATTTGTGTTTGTTACAGTATGATTTCCAGTTGAATTATCCGTCATGCTACTTACATTAAAAGAATCCCTAGATGCCGCACCAGAGGCAGTTCCGTCAAAATTTACCCAAGCCTTCGCACTACCATTAACAACATAGCTGGTGGCGATATCAGAACCAGCACCTGTTTCCAGCGTATCTGCTATAATCTTTCCAGCCATTATGCTAAGTCTCCGTGTGATGACGCAGTGCTAAACTGCGTGTCTATATTGGAACTGTGTGCGCTATTCCAATTTAAGAATGTGCCTGTGTTTGTTGTTGTTCTAGCATCTTCGCCTTCATCCCAGTGATAATTAGCCGCATCTGCCAGATATGTTACAATGTGACTTGCTTGCGACATTCCGTTGCTGTAAGTAACATTAAATTTTCCAGTTGCTTTATCTGTCGCTGAACTGATGTTAAGCGTTCCTGTCGCTAGTGTATCTGTGGCCTGATTGTATGAAAAATAAGCCTTCGCCAACCCCTGCTGTAGCGATTGCGTTGCCGCCCCGCCCTCAGAGGTAATCGTCACATTGCCAGCCGCAGTCTTGCCAGTGAGGTTGTCTGTAATAATCTCACTCATGCTAAGTCTCCGTTCACTTGTGTGGATGCAAATGTGCTATCATATAATGACCCAGATGAATTATATGAAAGTATTGCTATATTACTACTTGTAACGCCAGAGTTGCTTGCAGGTCCAGCAACACGGGCATTTCTTACAACGCTTGTAACAGCACTATAATTTGCATCTGACATAGATGACGAATAGTTTATTGTATTAGACCCCGTTGAATCATCAGAAAGCGAAGACACTCCAAAGCTTCCTTTTACCACATTAGTTTCTGTAAAGTCCCAACGACACCAAACCTTTGCCGCACTCTGCTTCGTCAGCGTGACAGGGCTAGTGCCATCTGCCGCTACGATTGTATCTGCTTTCAATGTACTCATAGCGTCACCAATGTACCACCGCTATTGACAGTCAGGGTAACACCCGTTGCAATAGTTAGTGGCCCTGTTACGTTAGCGTTCTCTGTTGCCAGAATAGTTACGTCAGATGTCAGGCTCTGTGCGTTGGTACGGAAGATACCACCAGCCTTGAAGTTACCCTTGTTCTCTTCGGCAGGAGCAACCGAACCCATTGATGTACCCATGTACATAACAAAGATGTTGCCAGTGCCGCTTGATGGGGCAGTAGAGAAGGTTAGGGTAGTACCATCCGGCACAGTGTAAGAGTCTGTCGGTTCTTGTACCACACCATCTACAGACACAATAATGTCCTCTGCCCGAACTGTTCTGTTCAGGGTGAAT